ATATGTTCTCCTTAATTAAAGATGAAGTCTAGGTGTCCGCTAAATGCTGAGTTGGCTGGTGTTAATGCACCTGAACCTGTTAAGAAGTAAAGTGCTGCACCGTCATAGATACGTGGTAGTGAAGGTAACTGATTAAGGAAATCTCTTTCAGCGGCCACACCTAAAGTGGTGATAGGGAAGCGAGCTAGTTCTTTATAAAGAGCTACGGTGTAAGTTCCAGATACATAGGAAGTTGAGTTTCTAATACCCTCAATTGAAGCGATACCTGAATCACCAGAAGCACGAGGTACTGCGAAGTTATACTTACCTGCACCAGTCGCACCTGTGTAGAGGATGATTGAGTTAGAAGCTGCGGTTTTACCCACTGGTAATACAGTCGGTGTAGCACGTGAAGCGGTTTGGCTAGAGTTTGTGTAGTTCAATGAAAGGTTAGGGGTGGCTGCACCCATAGCTGTTGAGGCTGGGTTGAAGAAGATAGCGTTAAGCCCTGCACCGTTTGTGTAACGAGGTAGTAACCAAGATACTGTGTGAGTACCTGTTCCTGCATCTGTAATGTTGATAGCTGTTCCTGCCACTGCGTTAGCGTAAGAGGTAGCTAGTTTAAAAGTGCTTGAAGATACCACGATAACAAAGTAATCAGTTGCCAAAGATAGACCTGCTGGTAGGGTTGTGGTGGTTGTTAGGCGTACTTTAGTACCAGTTAATATGTTGCTAGGTATATTTGCTGTTGAACTCCAAGTACAGATGTCTGTTGAAGCATCTGCCGTAAAGGTGTCTGACTGACCTAGAGTATTAGTGGTGGCTTGTTCTGTTGTGGTTGTAACAGTTGTGACACGATAGAATCCAACAACGTCTACTAATGCTAATACGCTTGGTTGTGCGGTGGCCGCTGCTGATACGGCACTTCCGCTTAATAGATACTTATTATAGGTTGGTTGGACGTTACCGCCATGAGGTATTGAGGCTGCTGAGGTAGTGGTGTCTTTTACTGCTTGAAAGGTAAGGTTAGAACCAGCATCAAATATAGCGTCTGGGCCTGGGTTTCCATTTCCTCTAAAAAGTGTGTGCCACTCGTTTACTACCGCTGCTGCTGTTGGGTTAAAGTTCTTTGACCAATCGGCTCTCCATGTTTGTCCGTTAGTCTGGGCTTGTATTATTTGGTCACGTGATGCGAATCCTGGCATATTGTTGTTCCTTGTTTAATTATTAAGTGAATATCGTCTTTATATCTCCCATAAGGGCTGTTGCTGCCAATGTTCCTTGTGGTAGGCATAAAAAGCTCAAATAGGCATCGTCATATATTCTGGGTATTAGTCCAGCTTCCATAAAGTAATCTTTTTCTACAGGTGCGGTGATTTCTCGTATTACAGAAGTTCCCAGTGGCTTAACTAGAATTAAGGTCATTAAACCTACATCGGCATCAAGCATAACTACTGAGTCAATGCTCCTAACACCTGAATCACCAGCTTGCAAGCCGACAAACGGCATGGCTGAGGCGTTAGTGTTAGCACCTGAGTTCTGTAAAGTTCCCAAAGCTGCTGCTGAGTTCTGATAGGCAATTTGTGAAGTTCTACCTGATACTCCCTCTGAATTGGTGTAGGTAAAGTAGAACCTTGCACCGCCCGTTCTACCAGCTACTGATACGGCTATAACTTGTACACCTTTACCGTCTGAATAACGGGGTAGAGTAACGGTGTTATCTAAAACTTGTTCGTCTAATACTGAATCATCAATAGATGGGTAGTAGAGGAGGTAGTCACAGAGTACCATCGTCAAAGGCAAAGCGGTTGAAGCGGTAGCAATCCCTGTTGTAAGTCGTAAATACTTCTCACTTGGGGAAACACCGCCACCATGTTCTAATCCACCATCGGTTGAATAGTAAACAGCTTTTGCAATAGCAGGTGGGGCATCAAACCAGTATTTCGGTACTGGTCGGCCTGGACTCATAGATAAGTCAAACCAAAGACCAGCAGTCGTCACCTGTGATGGTGTCTTACGCCAAGTATACCTACGCTCTTTTCCAGCGAGTTCGGCATCTACTAGTTCTTTGATTCCACGAATCATTAGAGATTAACTCCACCTTTTCCAGTAAGTCCTGCACTCATTTCTACGATAATTGGTTTCTTCTTTTTGTCAGTCATATTAATCCTCGGTGACCGTCAAAGCTGATGCTGCGAATTGTGGCTGAATACCACTTGATACTAAACGGCTAGCACTTAAAGCACCACTGTAAAGAAGTACACCTGCACCAGATGATGCTGTGCCGATTCCTACATGGGTGATAGTTTCAGAACCACCAGTACACTCAGGGAATTGGGTAAGGGCAAAGTTAGTTGCTGAGTTACCTGATACTGTCCAACCAGCACCTGAACGAGCTACGGCTACACGAGCGTAACTTGTATAAGCTGATTCGCTAGTTGTTTGGTCGCCTGCTTCGCCTGGGTCTGCGGTGTGTAGTGATACATATAGTGAACCTGCTGTTGCTGAATTTTGTAGTCCACCAGCGTCACCGATACCAGCAAAGTCTGTGTTATTAAATATTAGTCCTAGCAGAGCGGTTTCTGCTGCATTACTCTTACTCATTATTTCTTTCCTTTAACGGTCACTTCACCGTTCTTAATTGTTATTGTTGCCTTTTTGACTTCCTCGATAGATAACTCGTACTCACGAGCTAGTTTCTCGTAGCCAAGCACAAGCCAGCTATCCAGTTTAGTACCCATATGAACTCCTTAAGTCCCAAGACTTGTTATATGTTGTTGCATCGTCAGCAAATGACATATGCCCTGCTGATTTGTTGTATCGCTTTATCTGCCAGCCAGCATCAGATGTCGCTGTGCCTGGTAGGGCTTTACCCAAATAAACAAGGTTAGTATCACTTGTAGTGTCGTTACGGGATTCATAATTAGATGTAGCACCGGCTTCAACAGGGATTTTCCCATCAACTGTTAGCTCGATAGGTACGGGGATTCCGTTTTGGTCTGTAGCTACCCAACTTGAACCGCCACCACCGCCACCACCAACAGGTTTTTCTAGGATGTCTTTTAGAATCTTGTTTGAGGTGTCTAGCTTCTTTTCAACTTTGGTAAGGTCAGTTTTAGGTATCTCAGGGAACTTGATAGCTTTTATCTGTTTTACGACATCGCTTAAACCTTTATCTATAGCTGAAAGGTCAGGGGCTTCAACGTTTACTTCGGGTGAAGTTGCGGTCAAAGTAATCTTTTTGATAGATTCTACGATCGGGGATAGGTCTATGTCTTTTTGTTCTGGTATTTCGGGGAAGTTCTTAACTGATACTTCGTTTGGTATCTCAGGAAAAGACTTAGGTAATTGGTCTAGCTTTTCGCCTAAAGATAATAAGGCTGTTTTAAGTGGGTCTAAATCTATTCTGTTTGATTCTGTAATCATGCCTAGTTCAGCAACAGCTTCAACAACTCGTGCTACGTCTGGGGTTGATACAGATTCTATTTGATTAACTACTTCAGTTCGGCTTACATTTCCGTCTAGGAACTTAACTAAGCTATTCATCACCTCAACGATTGTGGTGTCTATAGCATTAATCGAAGCTATTTCTTGGCTGTGTCGGGCTTCTTCAAGCTCAAACCTAGCTTTAGCTTCGTTGTTCTGTCTAATTCTCTGTATTGGATCGTCCATAGTTTTTGTTGGGGTTACATGCCACCCCAGGGGCTAGTTATAAGCAACGGTTATATCAGAAGCAGCACCAGTAACGACTGTTAGTCCGGTTGCAAATGCAACGTTGTATTCGTAAGTGCCTTCAACAACTGAAGATTTTAAAGTTCCTATCTTAGTACCAGCGGCGGATGTGTTGTCATAAATAGTGATAGTGCCAGCAGCAGTTGTATTGACAGTTATTCCTTTTAGAACTCCAGCACCACTTTTAACTACAGTTGTAGCTCCTGTTGTGATATTCCTGTGAATGTATGGTTTTGACATGTTAGTCCTTTCTTAAATTATTTTTGGGGTTGTGTTCCGTAGCCTCTCACGATGATTGCTTCTGTCGGTATCAACCCCGAAAAGGTGTTTGTTTTACGCTTCTCTAGTCCAAGTACCAAGTACTCTTTCAACGACAAATGCGCTGTCAGTAGTAGCTTCGTTTACAGCTTTAAGAACGATGTAGCTTCCAGCTGGTTGGCTAGTAGCAACTGCATCTTTGTCGTCAGCAGCGGTGAAGCCGTTTCCAACAATCTTATCGGCTGAGTTTGGGCTAACTGTTACTGTGATGCCAGGTGCGCCTACTCTAACTAAGTAAGTTACGCCAGCAGTTCCAGCAGCAGCAGCAGGTAGAGTAACGGTACAAGTAGCGGTTACGTTCTGAACAACGCCAGAGTCACCAGCGTCTAAGGTTTTGTTTGTAGAAACTGTTTCAGCTTCAACGTGACCAAATCCGTCTAAATTAACTGTTGCCATTATTTACTCTCTTTCTTTACTTTTGGAGCTTTGGCTTCTGCTGCAGCTTTGTCCTGAGCTTTGCTAGCTTCGATTGAAGCTTTTTGTTGCGCTACTCTTTCTAAAGTGATTCTTGCAGCATCAGCTTTAACTTCCTCAAGATGTGCTTTAATGTCCATTTTGTTCTCCTATTAGGCAGTCTTGTGAATACCGATAGCTTTTGTCTTGTTTGTATCAACGAAAGCATCGTAAACAACACGACCTTCAACTAACCAACCGTTGATACCAGGTGCGTTCTTATGAGTGATGTAATCAGTCAAAAGCATTGGAGCAGTGGTAGCTACTGGGTGAGTTACTATTAAGTCAGTGTTTGCAGGCATACGGCTAGAAGGACATACAACGATTTTCACACCGTCTACAGTTCCTAAGTCACCTTTTTTCAAATCCTTGTAAGCTGAATCGCTAGCAAGAACAAAACCACTCTGCTTTAAGAAGCTGTAGTATTGAGCTGTCATTACGGCAACTTTACCTTCTTCTGGAGCTTCGTAGTTAGCTATGTCAGCGTTGATAGCTAGGAAGTTTACATAGGCGTTAGCAGCAGTTGTAGCAGCATCACCGACTATGTCATCTCGGTTATCAGTTGCACCGGCAGTACCGATAGCAGCTAATACATAAGTATCAATCTCAGGTGTTAGAACTTCTTTAAGTTGGCGAGCTAGGAATTTTCCTGCTTCGGTAACAAAATTAGATTCGTCATTGTTCCTTCGGTCGATGGTTGTTGTGAAAGCTCGGTCACGTGCAAGTGTCCAAGTTTGTAGGGTTGTGCCTAGTTCAGCTGGTGAGCCGTAACGGTTAGCACCACTTCTGGTGTAGTCGCCCATAGCAACTGTGTCTACTGAATAGATCTTGATAGCATTACTTCCTACCCAATCGTAATCGTCATTGGTTAGGCTTTTAGTCTTGCTTTCAAGTGCAAATCGTTCAGAAACTTTCTTCTGAAATTTTGTGGCTAAATTGATGGCCATGATTTATCTCCTTGTTAAAGGCCTACCAGCGGTCTAGTTCTTTTTCAAAAGCATCTAGTGCTGGGTCTACTTTTGGCTCTTTTGCTGGAGCGGATGGGGTAGGGGTGACTCCAGCCTTTTCTTTAGCGGAATCTACTTTACCTTTTCGTGCGCCTAGCTGAGTCAATTTTTCGACAAGGCCGGCTTTGTTTTGTAAAAATTCGGTTAGGTCTGCATTTACTGAAACTGGGTTTCCCAATTCGTCCATTTGTACAAATCGTGCCTCAAACTCGTCTATTGACTGAGCTAAATACTCGGCAACTTCTGGGGTTGGGTTCTTGAAAACTTCGATGTTATTCAAAGCTTTCTCGTATTGATTTGTTAAGCGGTCGGTATTTGCATTGACCTTGTTGTTGTAAGCGTCTATTTGAAGCTGTCTTAGGGCTAGGTCTTGTTCGTCTTGGGCTTGTTCTAGGTGTTGTTTAGCAAGTTCCTCTTGGGCCTGTTGGCGTTCTATTCTGGCTTGTTGGCGAGCTTCGTAAGCCTTACGTGCTAGTTCTTTTTGCTGGTCCTCGTTTGGTTCAGCTTCGGATTCCTCTGGTTCTTCGGGGGCTTCCTCTTGCGGTTCTTCCTCTTCAGGCTCTTTGGTTTCTTCTTCTTTAGACTCATCCTCTGATTCGCTGGCCGGCTCGTCTTGTGGCGTTTCTACCGTTTCATCTACTGATTCGGCTTCGTCTAGGTTTTCAACACCGAACTCTGTGTCAAAAGCCTGTAGGTCTGCATCTGTGTCAGACATATTTTTCTCCTATTCTGCTTATTTATTAGGGTTGCGAACCCATACGATTAAGTCGTTACTCTGGAACTAGGGTGTTCCTGGGTGCAGTCTCCGGATGGAGGGCTATGACTGCACCAAGCAAGACCCTATCGGGCTACTTCATCGGCAACCTCGAATATGCTTCATGTCTTGGGTGTCCTGCACCGAAACAAACACTTCTTAAACCGTAGTGCTTCCAGTTGTGTGAAATCTTTGGAGCTGTTTCAGGGTCAAAGGCGTGTTCGTTGTTGTGCTTCATTTCCTCTAAGATTTCATCTCTTAGCTTGTTAGCTTGGTCGGCTTGTAAAGCTTCTTGTTGGGCTTCAAAACTACTCATTTCTTTTCCCTCAGAGTCTTTTTAAGTACGGAATCAAAAGCTTTTAAGTAAGTTATGTATCGTCTACGGGCTACTAGTTCAGCCTTTAACATCTCGTCAGGTGTCTGAATATCTACAAGCAAGTACTCTATTGAGTGGACGTTGGCTATTTCTTTTTCTACTAATTCATGGACGATCTGATAAGCAGGGGTAAGCTGGGCTTTCTTGCGTTCTTTATCTTCGGCTAGTTCTTTCTTTAACTTAGTAGCTCGGTAGTTATTAAATGAACCTGAATTAGAGCCTGTGTACATATCACTGTTCACTTTGACCTCCCATGTTACGTTCTATAGCATCGGCTATTTGTTCGTCTGAAAAACCTTGTTCAGCGGCATCAAG